CCGCAACGAAGCCGTACGCCCGGACGTCCTGCTGCTCGATGACTTCGACACCGACGAGGAGTGCCTGAATCCCGACGTCCTCGACAAGAAGTGGGACTGGTGGGAACACGCCTTGTATCCGACTCGATCAACCTCCGAGCCGCTGTTGGTGATCTGGTGCGGGAACATCATTGCCGAAGACTGCTGCATTGTTCGGGCTGGGGCGATGGCCGACCATTGGGACGTCGTGAATATCCGCGACGAACGCGGCCGAAGCACGTGGCCGGAAAAGAACACCGAGGAGAGCATCGATCGGGCGCTGTCGAAGATCTCGACCAAAGCGCAGCAGGCCGAATACTTCAACAACCCGATCGTCGAAGGCAAAACCTTCGGCCCTCGCAAATGGGGTCGGGTGCCATGGCGTCAGTTCCCGTTCCTGTGTGTCTATGCCGACCCGACTCAATCGGAGGCAAAGGGCTCGGCCAAGAACAAGAAGGGCTCGTTGAAGGCGGTGTGGCTGCTCGGCAAAGTCGGCCGCGTTCTCTATGTCATCAAGGGGTTCCTCGGCAAAATGACCACCGAGGAGTTTGTCTCGCACTTCTTCACCCTCTACCTGTATGCCCGAGCGCGAACAAAGGTTCCGATCTTTCTGGTGCAGGAGAACAACTCCCTGCAGGACCCGTTCTTTCAGCAGGTGTTCCGACCAGCATTTGCCCGCAAAAGCCGTGAGATCGGCATCAACCTGTCGGTTATTCCCGACGAGAAGAAGAAGACCGACAAGGCCGTCCGTATCGAGGCGAACCTCGAGCCACTGCATCGGGAAGGGCTGCTGGTCCTCAATGAGGCCGAGCGCGAGGACCCACACATGAAGGCTCTCGACGAGGAGTTCAAGTTCTTCACCATGGCTCTGAAATTTCACGCCGACGGCGTGGACTGCGTCGAGGGCGGCAATCGATTTATCGACGACAAAATGGGCGAAATGCAGCCAATGACGGCCATCCCTCGCACGGTTGTTTCTCGCCGGAATAAATACAGACAATAAAATGGCAGCATTCATCAACCCGGAGGACTACGACGCCTCCATTCATCAGGAGATCCTCGACTCCCTGATCCGGTCCGACAAGCAAATCATCGAGATCTGCGAAGACCGGGCCATCGCCGAGATGCGCGGATACCTATCGGCCCGCTACGACTGCAGCAAGGTATTCTCTGCACAGGGAGAGGGCCGGAATCAGCTCGTGCTGATGATGGCGATTGACATTGCCATCTACCACATCTTCTCGATCCATAACCCTCGGAACATGTCGCAAATCCGGGTGGATCGATACGAACGGGCCATCGAGTGGCTCAAAGGTGTACGAAAGGGAGACATCTCCGTAGACGGGTTGCCGGAGATCGAAAAGGAGGAGGACCGTTCGGCCGCCTCCCAATTCCAGATTCGCAGCAACCCGAAACGAAATAACTATTTCTGATATGGCGAGCAGCAAAAAAAGCAAACGGATAACCGCCGGCGGTAATATTGGACAAACGCCGACGCAGACGATCGTCCTGCAGCCCACCCGCCGCGGAGGGCTCGACGTATCGGCATACATGGAAGCGATCCGGAAGGCCGAGCTTATCGACTTCCCTCGGCGAGTGAAACTGATCGACCTTTACAAAGACGTCATGATCGATACACACCTGTTCGCCGTCCGTCGCAAACAAAAGGCCGCCATTCTGTCGACTCCGATTCAGTTTGTTCGCAACGGCGAGCCGGACGAGCGGATGCAGGACTACATCGACTCTCCGTGGTTCGGCCGGTTCATCGAGGATCTGATCGACGACGAATGGGAGGGTGTCGGAGGCTCGCTCTTCCAGTTCTTCCGAGACAAGAACGGGTGGATCGACTACGAACTGATCCCGCGAAAGCATGTCGACCCGATCAACCGCACGATCCTACGCAACCAGACGGATCTCATCGGCACGAGCTGGGATGAGTTCTCCGACCTTCTCTACGTCGGCAATCCGCGTCAGATCGGAAGTTTGGCCGTGCCGGCTTTCTGGGTTATCCTGAAACGCAACAACGTAGCGGACTGGGCTGAACTGGGCGAGATCTTCGGCCGACCTATTCGGGAGGGCACCTATGATGCCTGGGACAACGCAGCCCGGGAGAAGCTCGTCGAAGACATCGCCAAGATGGGCGGCGCCGGCGTCATCATCCATCCGGAAGGGACCAAGATCAATCTCATCCAGCCATCCAGCGTATCATCGAGCGGGGATCTCTATGAAAAGTTCTCGACGTTCTGCAACAACGAGATCAGCAAGGCTGTGAACGGCAATACGCTGACAACCGAGGCCGGGGATAAGGGAACGCAAGCCCTCGGAACCGTCCAGCAGGAGGGAGAGGTCGACATCGCATTCTTTATCAAACGGCGAATCCTCAACACCCTAAACTATGAGGTGACGGATGTATTTGCCTCGATGGGGATTGACACGGGCGGCGGGAAGTTCGCATTCGTTCCTCCCAAAAAGAAGGACATGAAGCAGCAGGCCGACATCATCTGCAAGCTGAAGCAGGAGGCCGGTCTGCCGATCAGCGACGATTTCCTCTACGACGAATTCGGCATTCCAAAACCGGACAACTACGACGAGCTCAAGGCCGAGCAACGGGCGGCTCGTCAGATTATACCCTCAACGACCTCCAGTCAGGCCTCCTCACAGAAAAAGGAGGGCGGCCAAGAAGACGAAGATCCGGATGACGGCAAAAAAAGGCCCCGATCCATTCGAGATGCGCTGCGCAGTTTTTTCGGCCGCGCCCCCGAAGATTCGGGGGCGGATTTAGACTGGTAGTCGACAACCTGTACGGTATCCAGAACAGCGACGTTTCGGCCGGATTCGAGTTCTCCGACGACGTGCTGCGCCGCGCCTTGCTGAATATCTACAGCAAGGAGTTCCACCCAGCCTCGGAAATCGAGGTGTGCCTGTTCAACGAGATATGGGCACAGATCAACAACGCAGCCAAAGAAGGCTTCGGGCAGTCTCGAGCTGCAGACCCCGACGAGGACTTCCGGAACGAGATCCTCCGGAACAATGCCGTATTCTCGGCCTTCAAGGTGCATCGTATGCAGAACGACATGGCCCGGCTTTTACTGGATTCGAAGGGCAATCTAAAACCGTTCGAGCAGTGGAAAAACGAGGTTATGCCGATCGCGTCCCATCAGGTCGGCACCTGGCTTCGCACCGAATACGACACAGCCGTCATTCGAGCTCATCAAGCTGCCGACTGGCGGCAGTTCGAACGGGAGAAGGACATCCTGCCGAATCTGCGCTGGGTCGAGTCAACCTCGATCCATCCGGGGTTAGACCATAAGCGTTTCTGGGGAACGATTCGTCCCATCGACGATGCTTTCTGGAGCGAGCATCGACCCGGAGATCGCTGGAACTGCAAGTGCAGCCTCTCCTCGACAGACGAGCCCGAGACTCCGGTACCGGAATCGTCGCCGCTTGACAAGCCGCAGAATGGCCTCGAAAACAACCCGGGCAAAGACGCCAAGCTGTTCTCGGATCAGCACCCCTATCAAAGCGAAGCTCGCAAGGGAGCGAAGAAGGCCGTAGACAAGCTGATGGCACGTATCGACGAGATGATCGCCGAGATGTCGGACAGCCTTTCCTATGAGGAGAAGATGGCCATAGCCCGGAACAATCTCGAAATCGAGAAAGCCCTCAACATCGCAAAGGCGAAGCCGATGAGCGTAGAGGAAGCGGACAAGCAGAACGCCAATCCGCAGCACGTTAACGAGCTCGTGTTGGATCCGACCGGAATCTACCGGGATGGACGGGGAAATCGATACAGCAAGAACAAGAACTACGACCGGGCAAGGGACATGCCGTTCAGCATAAACTGCCAAACATGCGCCCCGGCCTACGCGCTACGGCTACGCGGATTCGATGTAACGGCAAAGGGGAACACGCCGGGATCGAAGCTCGAATATTTAAGCCGAGGCCGTGCCTTCGAAGTCTGGATGAATGCAGACGGTACTCCGGCCCGTCATGTCAGCATAAACAGCTGGCTCGACGCGAAGGGGTACCAGAGGATGACCCCAAAGCGATACATGGAGTATTTCAACGAGGTATGCAAAGAGGAGGGTGTATACGAACTGTGCATTGGTTGGAAAGGCGGCTCGGGACACGCAACCATCCTTCAGCGTTTCGCTGACGGCGAGTTGCGGTATATCGAGCCTCAGTCAGACAATTCTGAAGGGTCTGGCATGGAGTGGAAGGATGTCAAATATCTGTGTGAGAGAGGGGCCTCAACCTCCCATAACTGCCGAGGAATAATGAGGGTGGACAACAAGCTATTCAACCTCAAGTTCATCGAGATCTTTGACGTATAGGCTGATGAAGTCAAAGACGGAGGGGCCGGTTACTTCGGTGGCTTGGCTTCCATCGTACAGGAACAAGAACGGGAAGCCCGTACAGGAATCCTTCGGGAACTTGAACAAATAGGCCTCCTGACCTTCGACGCTACCGAGGTAATCGAAGGACTCGCCGTATTGCTCAATAAGCCCACGGGCTGCTGTTCTGATCTGTTCAGGGACGTTCATCGTCTGATAGATTGATATTCGACACAAAATTACAAAATATTTTCGGTTGTTGACTATGGACATACAAGATTTTGCAAAACTGATCCAG